CGGTATAAATGTCTTCTGGTGTATGCCATTCCGACATTGGAATTCCTGTCGCCAGAGCTAGTTCGACAATTAGTCTTCCTAAGCTTCCAGCGATGTGGCTTTTGGGTCGTTACGCTCCGCATCGACATCCTTGACGCTTTCTATCCAAGCTTCATAAGGCTTGAAAGTACCGCCCGATTCCCGTTTCAAAGCGCAATAAGCCAAGAAACACAAGTCCGACATCCCTATATTGCCAGCATTGAGATCGCTAATCCGTCTGTCGAATTTGCCTTCCCATTTGACCCAATCTGGTGGGAGCACGGTTGCGACCGCACTCTCACCCGATTGATATTCAATTGTGATGTTAAGTTTCATGCTCCTGATCTCCTTATTTTTAGCTGAAAGTTTCGCTCGGTGTTCCCGATACGATGAAACTCAATGTGACGGTTTGCGCGTCTGGTGCTGTGCCGCCTACCGATGGGAAGACGGGCATAACATTGAAAGCGAAGACCGCACCTGTCACAGCTGTCAATGAAACCGCCAATGTGGTGTTCGGTGCGCTTTCACATGCCGACCAAAGAGCTTCGCAAAGCGATCCCGATGCTCCCCAATCCGCCAACATTTCGACTTCAAATGTCCATTGATCGTCGATGTGCTTGTAAGCCTTACCATCCAAAGTTTGATAGGTCTCAACCGTTGGATCGTTCGAAAGCACAGCCGAAGTGGCTTGTGCGTCGTAATTTGTGCTCGCAATCGTCAAAGTGAGATCGCGACCTGTGATGATTGTCGTAGGCACTTTATTCTCCTAGTTTGTTTGGGTGTAGTAGGTCGATAGATTGATGTCGGCGGTCAAATACTGTGCCGCACCAATTTGAGAAACCAACGGACGCTCGACCGCGCCCGCGATGTATCCAGCGGGCAAAGCCGCCAGAACGCTGATCACCAGCTTCTCAAGATTGTCGAGAGCGGCTGGATTTGAGTTATACGCGACCACGCAAGTCGCCGTCACATTTAATTTGACTTTAACGGTCGATTTATTTAATAAAGTTGGCTCAAGATATGGGCTCGATGGTACTAATACCACGGCGGGAGCGATAACGGATTCTGGAACGGAATTATAGACCGACGCGCTAACACCAGAGAAAGCCGTTTGAAGCGCATCGCGGACAGATGTTTGAATTGATGATGCTGGCATTATTGAGCAATCGTTTCGGCATCAATATATGGCGCAAGCAGGGCTTGAACGCGAGAAAGTAACGATCTACCAAGACGGAAGGGTGTTGGTGTGAAATCGACACCTTCAAGCTGACCACCAATCGAAAGGCGCGATTGGAAGATTTCTGTGCTTACAACATAGACGGCTGATTCAACCGCTGGCGTGTTCGCGTACAAGTCCGCCGCGGAATAGCCAGAAAGGGTGGCTGTTCCGTATGGAATCGCGGGTCGAATGGTGATGTCCGTTCCCGCCGATGAAGCTGTGAAGATGTAAGGATCGTCGTCGATGTCATCGGTGACCGTAACTGTCGCGGCAAATGGCGAAGCCACACCTGTGACAATAACGCTTTGACCGACAACAAAGCCGTGCGGTCTGACCGTGTTATACACGGCAACATTATTCTTTCGAGATACATAATTCACGCCAGCGGTATTTGCGACCAACATTGGAAGAATGATGTTCTCAGCCGAATCAATAATTTGATCCAAATATGCGTCTGAATATAAAGACGAGCTCACGCCCAAGACATTTCGAAGCTGTGTGGCTGTGATAATCGAAGGCATGAGCCCGTCCTTTCTTGATCGGCTGGGCTAACTCAGGAGCGAATTAGCCCATGACTATTGGCGAATTACGCCTTGTTATTCTTGAACGCGCCAGCGGCAATCTTGGTTGCGATTGCGCCGTATCCGTAGAACACCAGCGAAATTTGACCAGATGCGATGACATCGGCACGAAGTTGATATGTGCTTCCTTCGTACCATGTATAAGCATCAGGATTGACCATGATCAATGTTCCATCGGCATCGCCAGAATTGAGCGATGGATCGACATAGAAGTCAAGACCTGCGACATTACCGCGAAGCGAAGTTGCGCTAACCGCGCCACCTGCGTTCATTGGATTTTGTGCCATATAGATCGGACGACCTGAATCATTCAAGGTCATGATGTTGCCCCATTGACCTGTTCCACCAATGAGCTTGGTTGCGTAAGGTACTGGAAGACCTTTTGTCGCATTGAAGACAGAAGCCGCACCACGAGAGACAAAACCAAGAAGCTCTGTCGCTGTTGGATATGTGGTTGTGGTTGTGCTATCTGCGGTTGCGCCACTTACAAGAGCGGCTGAAACTGCGGCATTGGTCGCGGCGGCATATTGCGCGGCGAGATTCCGGACGAGCTCGTCATAGAACATCGGCGATGTGCGATCCATGAGTTCAACGCTGAATGTCTGTTGTCCAGCATATTTCTTCACGGTTACTGTGACGAATGCTGAATTCTGATCTGTCTCGGATGGTGTGCCAGCTTCAGCTGTTTCAGCAACGGTTGGTAATACGGTGATCTTTGGAATTTCAAAGCTCATGCCCGCATCTGGCAAAGTTCCGCGAGAAATTGCGTCAATGGACGGACGAATTGAAGTCGCCAAGCCGTTGATCACAGTTGATAGTTGTCTCGTGGGCACGAGACCTGCGTTATCGGTGGTATCTGCCGCGGCGGCAACATAAGCGCGAGCATCTTCATCACCCATTGAAGCCTTGATTGTGTTCTCAAGATATTTGCCAGGTGTGAAATCGAAGCGTGGCTTCGTGTAGAAAGCTGGGCGCGCTGACGCTTCGAGCTTTCGAGAAGCTTCTACCGTTTCTTCGGCAGGAGCTTGAACGGTAGTGTCTTCCACTTGTTCTCCTTCGGTTGTTGGGTTTGTTTCTTCAGCTGGCTTCTCGCCTTCTGAATTCTGTTGTGTTTCTTCTTCGCCTGATGATGCGGCGACTTCGCTGACGCGGGCTGATCTCACGGCGGGCTCTGTGACAAGGCTGACTTCGATTAATTCACTTGCTTTGATTACCATCGCACCATCAACGGTGTCATATTCATCGACCGCAACGCCGACAGAGAATCCGTCGCGCAATCCTTCCATCGCTTCTGAAAGAGCATCTGATCCCGCTACCGTGTTAGCAATTTTGAAGATGGCATCAATTCCAGAGCCATCTTTTGCTTCAACCATCGACAAAGTTTTGCCAATGGGTCGCGTCCGATCATGTTCCAAATTCAATTTCACATCGGTGGGCACAACAGAACCTTTCGCAAATATGGTTCGACCTGCGCTGGTATTTGCGGGCTCGTCAAATGTAACAATTCGACCAGAAATCGTTCTGGATTCTGAATCCGCGGCTGTTATTTTGATTGGTACGGTGATCTTCATCCGATCATGTCCTCTTCTTCTCTGATTTCATCAATCGACATCGCGCCGATTTGATTGAGTATCTGATAAACCTGCGCGCGCTCCAATGGATTGCCACGCAAGAAATCGTCTAAGTCATACCGCGCATATTGTCCAGACGGTAAAAAATCATTTTGGCTCATTCGTTGCTCGATCACCGTCATCATCGGGCGAAGTGAATAATCAATAAGATCGCGTCTTTGGTTAATCGCGTTGGAATATGTGTTTGATTGTGGATCGGATGATAAGAACCACGCTGGAATTCCAACAGCGCGAGCAAGTTCGACCGAAATATATTGGCGCGCTTCGTTTAGTTGAATTTCAGAAGGATTAAATCCAAGTTTCTCAATCACGACATCCGCATTCAAAAAGGCTGTCGATCGTTCTTTGCGAGCGCGTGACCAAGCATCCAAAAGTGAGCGGATTCGATCTGCTGGCATCGATGTGCCAGAGCTCTTAATTACGGTCAGGGGTGCTGGCTCGCGCGCGTATGTCAAAGCGACGCGTTCCAACCATGCGCCAGCTTTTAGAGTTTGACCAGCTCGATTGAGCAATCCCTCATCCATACCCATGAACACTTTGATGTCTTCATTCGGTATCGATCGCCCGTCAATATAATAACCAACAATTTCTGTGCCTTCGGCGTTTGTCCGTACTGTAACGCGTGACGGTGCTACGCGTTCAGCCGCACGGACGCGACCATCTTCGGCATATCGATCCGTAACGCGAAGATAAGCAAATCCAAAGAATAATAAATCCTCAGCAATCCAGCTCCATACATTTGCTCCTGGCACACGCGGATCAGGTTGATTGATAACGCGCGGCGGATCAATTTTTGTGCCCGTGCTTTTTTGCCAGACATTGATTTCAAAAGCCGCAACGGTTGAACAAATGATGTTTCGCGCGCGAGCGACGCTGGGAATTGCCATAGCTTCATCGCGCGTGGCAACCGTTGATGATGAGAATAAAGGCGCGTAGATATTTTGTTCATTGAGCGGCAAATAAGCCGACGCGGCTTCTACCGCTGTCGGTGCTTGTGGCGCGCCAACAATGAGATCGCGAAATTTCATGTCCGAATTGTCGTGTATCTTTTAAGACTATCCGACAAGAATGTCAATCTCCGTCTCTGGGCGTGTCGCGAAATGTGTCACCAAAGCAGACGCAACCGTCGCGC